GTCCGAGAGCATCAGCACGGCAGTCGCGTCGTGTTTCTTCGCCTTGACAGATTTGGTCAAGGGACCGACAGCCGGCCGAATGCCGGAAAGGTTCACCAGCGCGTCGCCACGTTCTCGCTCGCGATCGATCTGCGCAAGTGCCGCCTTGTACCGATTTCGATACACTGCCAGTTCAGACCGGAGCCTGGCTAGTTCTGCGTCTGCGGCCAGCTGCTGCGAATGGCTGACGTCCTGCGCGACTTGTTCTTTCAGCGGTTTCCGAGCCAATGTAGAACCCCCTGCTCGCCGACGGTGCTGATGCCACGCTCACGCAGTTGATTCGCAATCGCCCGAGCCACCGTCTTTTTATGCGGCCCGAGCTCGCCCTTTTGGAACGCCACGCGGATCTCGTCAAGCTCGGCACGCTGCTCGTCGGAGAGACGCTCGTACCACGTCTTCGGGCCGTGCCGCCAGTGCGACAACGCCTCACGCACGTCGCTTAGGAGACCGACGCTTTGGCTTTTCGTCTTCACTCGCTGGTTCCTTTTTCTTGAGGTGAATCCACCCGTCCTCGTCTGGTATGCCGCCGCCAGCGACATCGTCATCGTCCTCGCCTGTCTCAAACGGCGAGACGTCCGCAGGAGGCTGCGACTTGGGCTTCGGCTTGGATCGCTGGCGTGCCATGCCGATAGGTTGGCAGGGCTGTCAAGCGTTACGCCTGGCGTTCTGGATAGCCCGCCGCACCAGCATCCTGCCCGCGATGTTGAGGAACGGCAGGCCGCGTGCCTCGGCTTCCGCTCGCATCACGGCGACGACCTCGTCAATGCGTTCCTGCCGCTCGCACTCGTCTGGCCCCCAGGCGTCCATCTGTGCGGCCTTTGCGCGGCAGGCACAGGTGGGCGTTGGCTTGATGCCAAACCTTTTCAGAAGCTTTGAAAGCTCGGTGCCGGGGCCGTGGGTGGGGGGTGCTGACGGCTGCGGCAGCCGAGACGCTCTCGGATAGAACTCGCTATCTGTGTCAATCGTCCACTCGTCGCCGTTTTTGGCAATGACGCACGGCAGCACCTCGTCCAGCGTGTAGCCACGCTCTGTACAACGGGATTCAAGGTTAGAGCGGTGGCAAGTGATCATGGCAGTGGGTTTGTTGACCCGCTTATCGTTCCCCGGACAGCCCATGAGTAGTAGCCATCGCCTAACCCATCAGCAAGAATAAACATAAATTTAGCAGGCCAATAGAAGTTGTTTGGAGTAATTGCTGTTGAGAACGAGCCGCACTGCGTTGGTAAGCTATAGCCGTAATACGAAAAGCCGTCCGCGTACGGCTGATTTGATTGAGAAGTTGTGTTGATGTTGCAGATTACTTGGGAAGCAAATCGGACCCAAATCTCGGCTGCTTTCTGTCCTGTCTGCGGGTCTTGCTGGTTAATTACCAATAACTCCAATCCATGATTGACTGTTACTGGAGGAAGTGCACGCATGTCAATGATCGATGTCGATCCAGTGATTGATGCGTCTTTGTAAAAGTAGTAGCAACGATTAGGCTGTTGCGAAAACTGCCCAAACACTGTGTTTACAGGAAATACAGTGACGACTGGAAGCGTGTAAGTGACTCCGTCTGGTATGTCTATAAATGGGTTCATACCTGACTTTCCACACGCATCAAGCACTCGACTTGTGATGTTTGACGGAAGCCACTGTAGCGTAACTTGAACGCTGCTGAGGGCTTGGCAAAAACACCCGCAGCACCCGCAGTTCTCTGCAATTTTGCCGTCCTTGACGATCAGCGCGTTGTTTTTGGTGGCGAGTGGCATTAGGTGCAGTCTGTGGTCGAGACCCACGCAAGGCCGCCATCTGCGGAATGCGTGAGCACTTGCTGGGCGGACGCGGAGTAGCCTGTCATGCTGTGCCAATCCCAGCCGACTAACACCCATTCATCGGCAACATAAGCGATGAGGCAAGCGGAACCAGAGAGCGTTGCGATGTAGTTCTTTGCCGTGTAGGTGGCACCAGAGACGACGGCGTCCGTGACGGTTGTCGTGCTGCCTTTCGTCCACGTTCCTGTGAACGTGCCGCGAATCACTCCGGCCTGAATCCGAATCAGCGCCCAGTTGGAATCTTTCCACAGGACATGAGCGCCAGACGCCTTGCCGAGGTCTGTCGCCTTCAGCTGCACGACGCCACCAACCGCTACCTTGCCTACAGCGTTCGCCGCTATCGGCTCGACGGCCACGCACCAGGCCGTCGTGGTCGCAGACGGCGACGCACCCGCCAGAACCGGCATCTCCTGGAATGACGCTGTAGCGCCGCCTGACGACGACGTAGGCGTGATTGCAACGCCAGTGATCGCCAGCACGCCCCAGCGTTCCACTGCCACAGACGGCTTGCAGTAGCACCACGTATAAGGCTTGAGCACTGGCGAGCCGGGAGACCCACCCTCCGTGCCGGCGTGAGCGCCGAGCACAAGGTCAGCAGCGTCCTGCGCACGGTTCCACGCTCGAGCCGAGATCGCGTGACGCAGCGGCTGACCAGGCTCTAAGCGTCCGTCTGGACGAGGCATCAGTCTGTTCCTATGCCGAGCGCCGAGAAGTCGCCTTCACGATAGACCTTGTTGACGTAGACGTACTTCGGCTTCTTCAAGAGAACATTTGAGTCAACAGAGTCTTCGTAACGCACCCACAGATACTCGTGGCCCTTCTTGCTGACGCCTGTGATTTCGCCGATCGTTTGATTCGTGACGTTCTTCGACGCCACGAAACGAAATGACAACGACCACGGGCCGCGGCCTTTTTGGTCGTCCCATTCCTGGCTGCCGGTGCATCCGACAAACAGGACTTCGCCAGCCTCAAAGCCGCGAAAGCCTCCGAGATTGGTCGTGCCTGTGATTCCTGCCACGCCGCGAATCCATGTGCTCGTGACGTACGCATGCGGCACGTCATAGCTCTCCTGCCATTGCAGCTGCGGGATGACGACATCCACGCCGTTGACGGCATTTGAATCGACGCCGATAGCCATCTGCTGATTCGGCGCATTCGTTCCGAATCGCGATTCGGCGTACGCCTGCGTCAAGTGCTTCGTGCCGCCCGTTGTGTCGAACGATCGCTGTCGCTTCAGAGGCTGATCGCCGTCCTCTGCGCCGTTCTTTTCGTACTGGATCGTGACTTGCCACGCATTGTCACCAAGGTAGCTGACGCTGTACTGCTCGGCACGAAGCTGCATCGACGGCACGCCGGGATACTGCCAATAAGCCAGCGAACTGGTGACCTGCGAGTTGATGTCGTTGTGAAGCGTGACGTCGTCGGTCGTGCCGAAGACCTTGTAGCTCTTCACGTACGAGGACGTCGCCTTTTTGCCCTTGCGGACAATGGTCGCCTGCCGAGAATCGCCGTCTTCAATCCATGTGAGGTCTGGCATTACGCTGCTACTGCCCCCTCTTCGCCAATTTCGTGAATGCCCTTGTCGATGCTCTCAAGCACCTTCAGTTGACGCTCGGCCAGGCTGCCACCAAATCCCATGCCGCCGAGGTTGACGCTGGAGAATGTGCCGGCGACTTCGGCTTTGCTTGTGGTCGATTCAGCAGCAGTCGCTGTTGCATTCGCCGCGGCGGCTTTCTGCTCTGGGGAAGCTGCACCCTCGCCGGTAGCTGCTGCGATCTGTTTTGCCGCCTCTGCCTCACGGCGTGACGTCACAAGATTGTTGAGCTTGTCTTCGGCTCCTTGCGTTGCCGCACGCCGTGCGTCTGCGCGTCTCTTGTTCTCTTCTTGCCGCGCCGCCTTGTCCTGCTCGGCACCGGCCGCCACAGCAGTGGCACGATCCTGCCTGTCCTTTTCGGCCTGAGCGTTTTCCTTTGCCGCCTTTGCGGTGCGCGAACCAATACCCGGTCGCTCCTGCATCCTCTGCTCTGCTCGAGCGGCGTTCTCATCTTTGATCGCTTGAACACGCTGCTCCGTGTCCTTAGCTCCGGTGATGAATCCTTGGACGCGTTCCCACGCGATCTGAATGTTGGCGACGAGCTCGTCAAACGTCGCCATCACACCGTTCGCGACGTTGTCAAACAGTCCGAGAACGAACGCGCCGAGCGTGTTGAGAATCGATGCTGAGTCGGTGTAGAGCTTGTCCCATGCGATGTAGATGCCCGCTCCGACGTTTGTGAAGACGTCTTGAAACGCTGCTACCCACGGATCGACGTAGCTCATCAACGCTTCCGTGCCACGCAACCAGCCGGCCAGCAGCCCGGCCCACAGCACATCCATCGCACCCGACAGATCGCCGGCAGCGACGGCTTCATAGACGCCGTTGAATGTCGTGTTGGCTGTCTTCGCCAGGTCGCCGAGAACGACCATGCCGTCGTTCACTGCCGACGAAAAAGTTCCTGCAATCGCGTTTCCGGCATCCGCGATGTATCCCTTCACGCCGGAGAACGCGCCGGAAATCTGCGGCCCGAATTGCTTGATGGCAATGCCGACTCCGACAGCAGCCGCAGACAAGAGGAGCAGCGGGGCCAGCGGTGCGAGCCACGCAGCTGCCACCGCGGCGGCAGACGCCACAGAGCCAGCTACAGCCATCACGGTGGCGGCAAGGTATGTGCCGATTCCTGCAACAGCCGAACCGACAAACGCAGCAACGCCACGGGCCGCAGATCCGAGCCACGCCGCCGACATCGCAGCCGTTGACGCAATGGTCTTTCCGACAGCACCCGTGAGATTGACCGCATACTGCGCCAGCCTCGCCGTTGCGCCAGAAGCCCACCAGACGAATGATTTGTAGGTAAGCGTAAGACCACCGACGATGTCGGTGACGAACCGAGCCATGCCGGAACCGGACACGGCAAACATCGCACCACGCAGAGTGCTTGACGCCATAACGACGCCGTTGAGTCCTCGCAGCGTTGCGGAGAAGAACCCAGCACCAGCGGCAATCCCGCGATTGAATCCCGTGAAGAACACCGGAAACATCGCCTGGGCTGCACTGGAAGCCGCGCCAGCCATTTGCATAAATCCGGCGGCACCAGAAACAGCGAATCCAGCAACCGCCGTGGCAGACGACGTTGCGAAACCAGCAATAGCACCGCTTGCCGTGGCTGCGAACGACAACACGGATGCGGACGCTGCCAGCATTGACGAGCCGATCGTGCTTGCCAGCTTGATCGTTGCCGGCATCGCCAGCGCAAAACTTTTTCCGACTCCCGATGCCGCGCCGATCAGCAGCGTCAGGGGAGAGATCGCAAGCGTTGCGGCCTTTCCAATTCCACCCATGGCAAGCGAGAAAACGGTCAGCGATTTTCCGAGCGCGATAAGACCGCCGCCGATGACTACGAAGGCAGAGCCGGCCTTGAGCAACGACACGATCAGCTGCTGGTTGTCGCGAATGAACGCGCCGGCGTTCGCGGCGATCAGCGCTAGACCTTTCGCCAGTTCAGTCAACATCGGAGCGACGGCAGATCCGACCTGAATGAACGCCACACGCATGGCTGCCTTCAAAGCATCGATAGAGTCTCCAAGCTCGTCGGCCTTCGCTGCGGTCTCTTTGTCCATGACAAGACCCAGCTTGCGTGCCTGCTCCGCAAATGCTTTGAGCCCAGCAGAACCGCCATCCAAGAGCGGCAATATGTCTGTCCCAGACTTGCCAAAGATTTGCATGGCGACGGCGGCACGCGTGCCTGGATCTTGAATCGCCATCAAGCCATCGGCAATCTTTCCAAGCTGCTCGTCGGCAGAGAGACCAGCGAGATCGGACGCCGACAGCCCAACCATCTCAAGAGCTTTTGCCGCCTCCTTGCTCCCGTTGCCGGCGGCGAAGAGCGTCTTCTGCATCTTCTTGAGCGCCACTTCAACGCCGCCCATATCAGTGCCGGTCTGATCGGCGGCGAACTTGAGCACAGAAAGTGCCTCAGTTGCAACGCCGGTTCGCTTGCTCATGTCGAAGAGAGCGCTGCCGGCATCCGCAAACGCCACCGTAGCAGCGAACACGGGAGTCACAATGCCGGCACCAAGAGCCGACATCTTCACGCCGGCCGACGATATCGCCGAGCCGAGCTTGCCGATCTGCTGATTGACCTTGCCGAGGGCCGCGAAGAACTTCTTCGGATCGGCACCGATCTCTACAAACACGCCGCCGGCTCTGATCTGTCCTGCGCTCATACGTGCTGCTGCCAATCTTTTCCGAAGAGACGCTTCAGATCATCTTCCGTTGCCTGTCGCGGCTTGACCTTTTTGGCGTATGGGTTCAGCTTTCGCGGATCAATTCGCGACGAGCCTCGTTCTCGGTTCAGGTTGGCCTGCTGTGCGAGGATGTTTGCCGTGTGCCACCATTCGTGCTCTAGGCGGCTG